AAATGAAGTTGGTGAGATAAAAGATATGATGAAACTTATTCTTTCTAAATTAGACTCTAACTCATAAATACTTAAAAACGGGTTCTAATAATGGCGGCAAGGAATGTAAACTTAGTTCTTGAACAAGGGGTTGACTTTCAGGCCACCTTTACAATCAGGAACACCAATAATGCACCATTAAATTTAACAGGTTATACGGGAATTTCTTCTATTAGAAAACATCCAACTTCTTCTACTGCATATCCACTAACTCTTTCTTTTGTGGATAGATTGAATGGAAAAATCTCTGTCTCAATGGGCTACACAGCAACAGATGCAATTGAAAGTGGTCGATATGTCTATGATGTTATTCTTATTTCTCCCAATTCCTATAGATCTCGAGCTGTTCAAGGAAATGTCCTAGTAACCCCAGGAGTCTCATAATGACTGATTACTTAGTAACATTAAACGAACCTGGTCCTTATAGAATTGGTGTAGATTATGAGATTCCCACCAAATCTATTCAGTATGGAAACATAATCCTTGATAATATCAATTCACAATTTACTGGAATTGCACAGACTTTTGCTCTATATGCCAGTGGAGACTCATATGTTCCTATAAATGATCAACAACTTATTGTTGTTAAAAATAATTTAGTAATGGAACCCATTGAAGATTACACTACTTCAACAAATAATATTATTTTTACCGTTCCCCCCAATCCAGGAGACGATGTTTTTATTATAGCTCTTGCAACAACGGCTGATTTAACTAGAACTATTAATTATGTTATTGATAGTGGTTCCATTAAGATGCTTCCTGGAAATAAAGGTTCTGTTACTCTAGATGTTAGTGGAATTATTGAATCTTTGGTTATTTTATCCGATCAAGAAGGTGAATTAACATTGGATATTAAAAAATCAAATTATAATGATTTTCCTACCTTTACATCAATAGTTGGTGGAGTTTACCCACAATTGGTTACTGATAATAGAAAACTTCGTGATGACAATCTTACAGGATGGGATACTACATTAGTAGCTGGAGATATTTTGACCTTTGATGTTATTGCCGTAAACAATATAAATCGTTTTCTAGTTTCTTTAAAATTAAAATTATAAATAAAGATAGTTATTAAAAAATCATAACCTGTAGGGGAGTTGTTTAAATGGCACTATTAGTTCCAAATATTGGAGAACTTGAGTCACTCAGATACTTGGTTGCACAGAACAACCACACTGCAAGTCTTGCTGACCAGTCTCCCAGAAATCTAGTTCTAAAACTTTTTACAAGTAACACGACTCCAGCTGAGTCCGATGTTCCTTCTGCGACTGCATATTTTGAACCATATGGAATTGGCAATACCAATGCTTATGGATTTGCTCCTTATACAGGTTATCCATATTGTGTAAATAATAGAAATGATCAAAACTATACATCCCAAACTGGAATCCTTCTCAATGGATCTCGTTGGAGAATTAATCAGGTAGGCTCTGGAACAACTGCAACATATCCAGAACAAACCTTCACATTTACTGGAGATGCTGGTGATGTTTATGGTTACTATGTAACCAGAGCAAACAACATGCCAGTTTCAGTACAAGGTGTTGTACATGCAGCTGCAGTTGGAGTAGGAACTACCGTAACTAAAGGCGATAATTCGGATCCAGTGATTGGAGTTGTCGGCAATCTTTATATTACCGTAGACCCAGATCAAAGTGTTGACGATTTGACTCTTGGAATGGTTGTTGGTGGAAATGCAGGTATTCAGACTGGAACAAAGGTTATTGGAATTGACAGAGCATTAAAAGTAGTATACTTAGATAAGGCTCTAATTGACAACATCCAAGTCGCAACTGACCCATCTGTAACATTTAGTTATGGTAAAATTGTAGAAGCTGGCCACCAACTAGTTGCTGGAGACATTCTTTATATTGCTGCTGGCACAGGAAATACTACATTATCTTCTGGAACTTATACAGTTTTCTCTGTTCCTAATGCTAATGAGTTCTATACAACTCCTGCGTTAACTCCAACTCCAAATGCTACCGCAGGTTTAAGTAGTGCAACTCTCTATAGTTCTATTATGTATGCTGAAAGATTCACAAATGGTCCATACGCTATTCAAAATAACGGAGACCAGATTAAGATTACTCTAAATGTGGCTCTTGATTGATTTTATTTAAAAAATAATATCTTGATTGTAGATGTGGAGGATTGCTTGTTTATGGCGATCCTCCTTTTTATTCATATTCACATTTGTGGGTAAGTTTCAATGCGGGTATTTACTTATAACACTATTGATGGAATAAACTCTTTTTCTACTGATGATTATGGAAGCATAACATCAGGATCTATCTCTGCGTCCGAAGATTATTCCCAAATACCTGTACAATCATCATCAGAAATTCCATATGGAGACTTTCCTAATAATCCAAACAATTTTTCATCATCTTTACTAACTTTTGACGATAACTCTGGGCCAGAAACATTTGATAATAGTTTTACGCCTAGAGAAGATTATAGTTATATAACAAATGCTGGAACGATAATTCCATTTGGAAGCATAGCGAATAATGATGGTCTAGGTGGACAATCAGTAACTTATTTGGAGTCATTTACTCCCGTTCCATTAGTTCTGTCCGGAACATCAATAATTAATGTCAAATTTATTTGGGCAGGAAATGGAACACTATTTGAAATAGGCAGTGGATTAGAAAGAACTGTCAAACCTTACATAGCTTCTGGTACACTGCGAATCGATCTGACCGTCGCTGAGACGGCTTTAGAAAGCGTAACGTTCGATTATAACGAATCATCAATAGTATTTGATAATGCTCAAGATTATGGTTTAATTGCCGGCATTGGTACTGATGGTCCTCTTGATTTTGGACAGGTATCACAAAATGCCGGCAGTTCCGTAATTGATTATCAATTTGTACAAAATAACGTAATAGCCTTAGATACTCCATTTGGACAACTTTCTGTTAGTGGTTCCGCAGAATTCTATCCAAATTATAGGCTATACTTAGATGGACAAGCAATAGTAAAAGTCATCTATAACGAAGTCGCTGTTGGAGCAATAACATTTGCCGACTTTGGTAGAGAATCTAGAACTTATGTTTATGATGATACAAGTATTTACGATACATTTGATGATTATGGATCTGTTTCACAAAATCCAACTGTAGATGGTGAAGAATTTGGATCTGTTGGTCAAATATACAGCCCATTCACAGATTACGGTTTAGTTACTTTTCCATTACCTGCTGCAGCTGCAGATTTTCCTTTTGGTTCAATTTATATTTCATCTTTCTCTTCGGACAGAGAAATACAAGTATATGGTGTAGATTATGTAACTTCGGGTACTATTACACTATCTGGTAATTTGGTATATCCAGATGTCGATTATACCCCATCTCCAGATGGTTCCGGAACAATAACTATATCAGGTTCTGCGAATGATGCTTATTCTGCACAAACTCCAGAAGAAACTCAAGTTGTTATTCTCTCAGAAATTCTAGGATTAGGTAAAGAATCTAGAACATATGTTTGGGATGATAGTAGCATTTATTCCAACGTTGAAGATTATGGATTTGTAACTCAAATATCACCAACCTCGGAAGACTATCAAGATTTATTTTCCAATCTTCCTGCTGCTGGAATATCATATGGAGATATTGTCACTCCGTTTGTACCTGCAGCTAATATTCCGCCATTTGGATCACTATTCTTTACTACATCCTCTGCAGATACCAGAGAAATTGCAGTATATCAGGACTTTGTACCTTCTGGATTATTCACAATTTCTGGAACACCATTATTACATCCAGAAGTAGATCTTACTCCACACTATGGTATCGAAAAGAATATTGGCATTGGAACAACTGCTTTTGTCTTTAGTGGAACTTATAGTAATCTTCAAGCTTCATTTGCTTGGCTTGGAACTGGAACTCTCTTTAGTCAAGATTTCGGTAGAGAGAGTAGAACTTATGTATACAATGAATTTGTTGATATTGATGCAGAAGATTGGCAGTTCATAACGGGCATTGCAACTGACTTTGCTGATCCAGGATTTGTATCTGATATT